TTCCTTACCCCAAAGGAACACCTGAGAACACATATGATGATGAGGCAGCAACTTCTGTTAGTAAAATTAATCCATGGTCAAATTATATTTCAGTTGACCATATTGAAAAATATACTCCCTTAGGAATAATAAAGGGAGATCCGGAAAATATATTTATTTCAAGAGATTTATTAAGAGCAATTCAACAAGAGTTTAATAGTGAAGCAAAGAGTGAGCCTAATAAAGCTGAAGAGAGTGAAAAGGCTACGGGACAAATAATTTTGAATAGATTTATGAAAACAATTTTTGCATCTATTCGTGATTGTTCCGGAGGTGCATGGGACTTCTATTTAGACCAAGATGACCGAGATCCAGAAACGATATGGATAGTAAATAGAAAATCTCCTGGTGGAGATCAAACAATTACACCAAAATTAATAGACCCGGTAGGAGGATCTAATGGTATACGAGAAGTAAATGTGTCTGCATCAGTTCCAAAAGAATTACAAGCCAAAGCATTTGGTGGCGCACCTGATATGCAATCAAAAGAAGAAGTTGCTGTAGAAATTATAAAACAAGATAATCAATCCACAACAAGAGAGGCCACTACTGCAATGAACGTTGAAGAACAAAATAAAAATGCTAGAAAGGGAATGACTCAAGGAGAGTATGGAACATCTGTTATTAGCAAGGCAAAGTCAGCATTACAAGCATTAGTAAATGAAATGCCAGCAGATGAAAAAGCAGCAACAGGACAATTTGGTTCTGGTAATGATCCATCACAAATACCATTTCCTTTAAAACTTTCATTAACACTTGATGGAGTTGAAGGGTTTCAATTTGGAGATACGATTACAACAAGTTATTTGCCAGATCGATACAAAACGCCATATGGTAACCTTAAAATTGTATTTACAGTTACCAAATATGAACATAAAATATCTAATAATGATTGGACAACTACTGTTGAAGCATTATGTAGAATACGGAAAAAATAATGGGATATATAACAAAACCGGTATACACTCCACCAGCTAAAATTAGATCAAGTCTATATACAGACGGAAAAGAATATTCAGATGGTGAGACGTATAAAGAATATATAGGATTATATCATATATACCCTAATGGTGCAGTTTATTCAGAAGCATCCTATATGATTAGCATAAGTAAACCTTTAATGCCATATGTTGTTCAAGGCGAAAATTCTCCTATTTTAGATATAAATGGAAAGGACATAGGCATTACAGGCATTAATAATCTTCAATACTTTTCCGTAACAGAAGCTAGATTCCATAAACATTATGCACCACCGTATTTTTATCCACGTCCTCTAGAGAGAGATTATGATTTAGGATATTTTTCTAGGATATTTGTACAAAAAATTAATAGTACTACAGACTTGACAGAAATATCTTTAGATGAGTCAGAAAGAATAAATACAGAAAATGCTCCTGGTATTGACGGTGCTATTTATAAACGAGCTATAGTAGAATGGACAATTGATGGACCTATTGATGCAGTACGTAGCACAAATAAACGAGCAATAATGTTTGCAATGCAACAACATGGATTAAATGGACTAGATTCATACTTATCAGATCTTGATGAGTTCCATAAAGATTATCATAAAAACCCAAACAAACAGTATAGTGAATAATATTCCAAAATAATTTTGATATATGATATTTTTTTCTTATATTAAATAACATGATAGTTGAAAAAGAAAAAGATTTTGAAATTTTACAGAAAGTATTAAAAACTAATAATTCTTTATGGATACCAATGTATTCAGATCCTTATTGTCATTTCATGAACAATTCAATTAGCTTTATTTATATATATTGTATAGATAACAAAAACCATTATATTGTACCATTCCGTCATAAGGATTGCTTTAACATTGATATAGAACGTTTAAATGACCTTACAAGTGAGAGGGATATATATGTATTAGCAAAGAAACGCTTTAGCCGATTTAGTTCTATAAAATGTTATGATGCAGATATGGTTGCATGGTGGCAAAATCATAAAATGTTACCATTAGATGAAACAAATACATCTGCACATGACTCTTGGAATAGATGGTGGCATAATGAAACAAATACGCATGATTGGTTACCTATTACAAAACATATTGAAAGATGTGATGAGATGAAAACTAAGTTTATAGAATTTTATATGACATTTGATAAAACAAATGCATTTGAAGAATATGAACAACTAGTAACAGATAATTTTGCATGTATAGAAAGAAATGGATTGCAGGTAGATTATAATAAATTTGTAGAACATTTTAAAGCAAATGGTATTGATAAGAATAGAGCATTTACAGAATATAATATATGGACAACAACAGGTAGGCCATCTAATAAATTTGGAGGAGTTAATTATGCAGCATTGCCAAAAGAATCTGGGTGTAGAGAATCGTTTGTAAGTAGATGGAACAAAGGGATGTTATTAGAAATGGACTTTGATGCATACCATCCTAGGCTTATTGCTGATATTATAGGATATGATTTACCAGATGGAAGTGTTCATGAATACTTTGGATGTCAATATTTTGGTAAAGAATCGTTATCAGAAGAAGAATATGACCAAAGTAAAAAAATAACATTCAGATTGTTATATGGAGGCATTGATGATGACTTTGCCACAATACCGTTCTTTAAAAAAACAAGATCATTTATTAGAACACTATGGAGCAATTTTAAAGAAAATGGATTTGTAGCAACACCTTTAATGAAACGTCCTTTATATAAAAACTGTTTACATGAAATGAATCCTAACAAATTATTCAATTATTTATTACAAGCATCTGAAACAGAATATAATTTACATGTCTTAAATGATGTAAATGATTTATTAAGTGAGTATAATACAAATATCATTCTTTACACTTATGATTCGTTGTTGTTTGATTATGATATGTCAGATGGTAAAGAATTATTGAACAAATTGAAAGATGTCATGAACCAAGCAGGTCGCTTCCCGGTTAAAATTAAAGCAGGTGTTAATTATCATGCCATGACGGATATGACTTCACGGATAGCTTGATATTTATTAAAAAGGTTTATTATGGATAAAAATTCAATTATAAAAGAGTGGTTTTACAGACTACCTAATGGTTATGCAAATGCTCCATATTCAAAAGCAGAAATGGACATTCTACATAAAGTTCTTGAAGAAAATAAATTAAATGGATCTTTCTTTACAAATGAAGTAGATCAGTTAGATCAAGCATTTCATAGTGCTACTCCAGTTGAAGATGAAGAAGTTGTTAATATAAGAGAAGCATTAGTTAGTATTGGAGATAAAAGATATCAATTAAATAAATCAGAAATTGAAAAGATTACTGGATATCTAGAAAAGGATATGAAGAAAAAAGACTTTAATCCAATGGGTAGACAGATAAAAACTGCATCTGGTAAAAGTTTATTGCCAAAGGCTAAACGTATGATAGGCAAATTTGCAGAAGAAGAAAATTGGCAACAATGGTTAGATACAGTAGAAGGTATCATACCAGACAAAAAATTACAAAAACTTTACTTCACTTTATATGACATTACATCAGCAACATATACAGCAAAATATATTGACGAAGTTTTAGATGAATTATATAGTGCAGATCCAAAATCATTAGCTAAACATTTATTTAGTTTAAAAACAATTCCAGGAGGTGCTGGTAATACCGGCATGAATGTCCCAACTGACTTTTACGGCTTAGCAGATATAGGAACAGCAAGGGGTGGTTCAAAAGGTACTGAGATGGGTAGAGGAGAATATCTGATACCATTATTATTTGATAGAGGAGAATTAGGAGGCGCTAATGCAACTCATGATGTTACTATTAATGGTAAAGGCTGGCATGTTAAAGAACTAAAGAATAAAAATACATATATTAGATTAGGTAAAAATACTTTTGCTGATTCTAAACTAGCCAGTACATTAGGCAAAGTATTAGGTGGAAAATCAAAAACAGAATTTGCATTAACTACAGTATTTGCTGATGGTATGGTTAGAGAAGGTGTAATAGAAGCATTAAATAATGAGTATGGTGGTGTTGAAAATGATTATGATGCATTAATAAAAATACAATCTGAATTAGATATTGAAATGAAACGAGATGGTATTGCAGATGGTGATGGCCAAGGTGTAATATTTTATGTTGCCTCAGAACAAAAAGTATGGTTTGTGCCAACAGATGAATGTGTCTGTGGTGGAGGAACGCAGGGAGCACATACAGTAGGAATGTCCCATTCAGGACGACCGGTAGGAAAGTTTGCTGCGGAAGCAAATAAAATAGGATAGGAGAAGATAAGTGAGAACACAATTATTATGTACATTTGCACATAGAAAGGACTTAGACCTGATAGTGGATTACGTTAAGAAATCATATACAGTATCAGAGAAAAGAATGTTTGTGTTTTCTGATGCTAGTAGTAGACAAGATTTATATGTAACATATAATGTTAAGCCAGATGATTACAGCAAAACACCTAATACAATTATGATTCATAGAAAGAAAGAAACAAATACATTGTATACAGTTAATGCATTAAATGTTATTATATTAAAAGCTAATAACGGTATACTAGATAAAAAGTTTATCATCAATTGGCCTGTATATGAAAATTCATTATTATTAACAGATAATGATGAATTAAGACATATACATTTAGATTTACACAAAAGAATTGATATATAATTAGGATATTAAAAATATTTTCATTATATTTATATTATATAAAAAGGATTAGAGTTTAGCCATAATTAAACTCAAAACTAAAAAATAAAAAATAAAAACTTTTTTACAACTTTTTTCGATAATCCTTAGGATAAATGAAATAAAGTTGTTATATTATTAATTAATTATTAACCATTAAAAAAAGAAAGAAAAAAAATGGCAATTGACTTAAACGCGATTAAGGCTAAACTTAATCAATTACAAACGACCGGCACCCGCCGAAACAATCTATGGAGACCTGAACCAGGTAAACAAATTGTTAGAATAGTGCCTTATCAGCACGACAGAAGTAATCCTTTCAGAGAACTTTATTTTCATTATGATTTAGGTAAGAAAAATTATCTATCTCCTATTACAAACGGAAAAGCAGATCCAGTTGTTGAGTTTTGTGAAAAACTTAAAGCATCTGGTAATTCCGATGAATGGAAATTAGGTAAGAAGATGGAACCTAAAATGAGAACATATGTTCCAATCCTTGTAAGAGGTGCAGAATCAGAAGGTGTTAAATTTTGGGGTTTTGGAAAACAAGTATATACTGAATTATTAGGTATTATTTCAGATCCAGATTATGGTGATATATCAGACCCAATGGGTGGTAGAGATATATTAGTTGAATTTACTCCAGCAGAAGCAGGAGCATTTCCAAAAACTACTATTAGAGTAAAGCCAAATGTTACTCCAATGACAGAAGATAAAAATGTTGCAGAA